TACATTTGAAGCCACTGGCACTGCAATGGGTACAGGAACTGGTTGGAAGTCTCAAGATGGCACTGCTACATTTTTTGATGGTGGCGCTAGATTAACTAGAGTAACATCACAAGCTAGATTAAGAGCTACATTAGTAGGTGGTTCTGCTTCTGTTTTAAAGAATTTCTCTTATTACGTAGTAACTTATACAGTATTGTCTAGCTCAACATCTACTTCAGTAAGTGTATATGCTGGAGGAACTAAAATAGATAATACTCCTTCTGCAGTTGGAACACATACAGTATCTATAAGATGTGGAACAACAAACTTAGTTTTTCAACTTTATAACAATACTAATAATAGTGATTTAGTAATTGATAATGTTACTGTACAGGAGGTTCTTAGAGAAAATATTGTATTGTTAGATCATACTGATGGATGTCCATCCATATTAAACCAGCCAAGCAGCACGAACTGGTCTCTACATAGTCAATCATTTAATGAATCTGCATACATTAAGAATAATCTAACAGTTGTTGATAATAATGTAGTTGGAATTACTGGCAATGTTGATGCTTCTATAGTAACGGCAACTGCTGGAGGATCGTTGCATCAATCAATACAGATATTTAATTCTAATAGTGATCATACTATGTCATTCTGGGCTAAAAAAGGTACAGCTTCTGATATGAAATACAAAATAGTTAGTGAGGCTACTGGTTTAGATTTAGTACCTGAGACATCATATATAAGTGAATTATCATCTGGAGACTGGTATAGAGTTACTGTATCATTTACTCCTGACAGTTCTTCAGTACATTTTATATCATTCTACTTATTAAGTGATGCATCTGTAGGTACTTGTAATTTCTTTGGATTTCAAGTAGAGAATAGACCTCATGTAACTTCATACATACAAACTCAGACATTTTTTGTGAGTAGATCAGGAGATAATATCTCAAAAGATACTTTAAGCGGTGAGATAAATAGCGAAAATGGTGTTTTGTTTTTTGAAGCTGCTGCATTAGGTGATGATGGTGAGAGATATTTAACTTTAAATGCTGGAGGATATAATGATTCTATAGGTATTGGATTTAATTCTAATGATAATATAGTAGCTTTTATTAAGCAGAATAATACTTTTAATCATCAATTTGACATTATAGATACTACTACTGATATAAAGGAGTATAATAAGGTTGCATTCTGTTATGAAGCTGGAAATCATAAGCTATATGTAAACGGTAATCTAATTGGTACGTCTTCTGATTCCTTTAGTTTTGCCACTAATCAGCTAAATAAATTATCTTATGCAGATTATCCTGGCACAGAGTTTAGAGCAAAGATACGATCTGTACAGGTTTATAAGAAGACATTAACTGATTCTGAATTAATATCACTAACAACAATATAATGATTACATACAAATTAAAATATAATACAGAAGCCGCTGCAATTAAAGATTTTAAATCTAAGGGTATAATGAATAAAGAAGGCTTCTATACTGACGAAATTTCTGGAATAGTTTTTTTTAATAAAATAATAGAAACAAAAGCAACTAAAACTAAAAAAGCTAAATTTTATAAAGGTGTATTTTATGACTTATTGTCAGCAAATGAATATGACTTTAAAAATAACAGAATATATCCTAGTAAATCAATGCATGTATTTAATGGTTATGATTTACCAGAACAACACGAGGCATAATAATTAACTTAATAAATAATACAAATGGGAGTAAGAAAAAATACACAATATACTACGCGTCCTGATGTTTTAGATACTGCTACAATAGATACTCTAAACCATGAGGAAGGAGTTATAGTATATGATAAAGAGACAAAAGAATTAAAAACTAATGACGGATCTGCATGGAAGTCTATAGGACATGATGAGGAAACATTAAGAGCTAAATTTCAAGGATATTACGGTATGTTATCATCTTTCTATTTTGGAGGAAATGCTACCGAAACAAGTATTGATGCTGCTGATGTTAACCAATGGATTGATGTTGAGTTAGTTACTGATGCAAATGGTTTATTTGATAATAGACCTACAAGCATGAAAGAGGCACAATCTACTGGTCATTCTGGAGATGGTACTACTGGTGATCCAGTTGTCTTTAATTTAGAAGGATTAACTCAAACTACTTTTGCTAATTTTAGAGCATCATTATCATTTGAGCCAGCTGAGGATGAGGGTCAATTTGAGAGTAGATTATTATTTAACAGGCATACTGGCACATCACCTTCGTCAGACTTTAGTATTGAGGAAGTATCTTTATCTATGCAGAATGGCGCTGATATTGATTATGTATCTGAACCAATGTTGTCATTTTTTATAGGTGATACTATTGATACAAATGGAGTGAATGATGCTGGTAAATGTAGATTTCAGATAAAGAGTAATGTGGAAGGTGTTCTTAAATTAAGAGCATTAACATGGTATATTAACAAATAAAAATAAATAAATAAAATGGCGAATATAAAAATATATGGTGATTTAGATTCTGGTAGTATCTTTTTTATTAACTCAACTGTAGATCCTAAAGCATTAGGTACTGTAGTTGCTTCATTAATAGATGTTAGCGGTAATGAGAGAATCTTAGTAGAGAGAAATGATAGATTTCAAGAAGACGGAGTATCATTTAGAGTGTTATTTAAAAAATTGAATCCTAATAGAGTATGTAATCAATCTGGTCAGGAGTTAATATCTCAATTGAGTTATACGTCTCAACAGGTAGTTGATTATATTAATGCACAATCACAATTAACTGGAGCTAATGGAGGAGATGGTAATGGTACTGATGTTACTGGTACAGCTATAGATTTTAAATTAGATGATACAAGTACTTCTATAATGTTAGACAATGGATTTACTTATGGTGTGAATACTATTAAAGCTATTGCAGATACTGATGGAACTATACATATAGTTTCTGAGCTAGGTGATTTAACGTACTTTACAGGACTTATCCATACTGATGTATTAATTAATGGAGTTGGTGCTTCTGGCGGTCTCTCTGACGTTGTAAACGCATTAAATGAGTTATTTCAAGTCGGTGCTTTTGAGTCTATAGTAATATCAGATCCTCATTCTACTTTAATTGCTGATGTTGGAGGTGATTTAGATTCTGGATCTTTAGTAGGTAATGCAATAAACCCATCAGGTAATGATATAGGAGCTGGAATACAAGCTCATTATAATAAAGCTGGATATAAGTCATCAGAGACTATTGATCAAGCTGGCGAGTACTTCACTTTTAATATGAGGAATGAGGGTATATTCGGAGCTTGTTTAGTTCTTAATGATATTTCAGACGCACAAGGAAATACTGCTTATGCTGATCCTTCTGTATTTTGTGATGGTGTTAATAACTCTGGTAATTATGGTATCCAATGGGGAATGTTCTTTCATCCTTCACCTAATGGACCATGGACGTACTACGGAGCTGCTTCTGGTACGTTATATGGATCAGGATGGAATGGAGTGGATGCTTTTAGATACTCTAATGATGGTGCTAACTGGCTAAATGGAGATGCTGAGGAGTTTAGAATAGGAATAGACGCTAATAGCTTCATATCTATGGAGTATTATAATAATGACAACTCATCATGGGTGGTAGTATCTAGAACTAATTATCCTGTAGGCAACAATGTTAAATTTCACTTAGGTATAAAATTCTGTGACTCTGTAGTTAGATTAGTAGATACTCCTAAAGTACACTTACTAGAGCCTGTAGCTCCTACAATGTATTTCAGATATATTGAGTCTCCTGATGGCAACTATGAGTACCCTTTATTTGCTACTGAAGAAGAAGCTAATTATTATGACTTAAATCATGGAGGCACTGTAGGTACTGGTACATCTCATGCACATACTTATAATGATGACCCTACTAACACTACATGGTACATGGCTGATACTGGATCTACTATGACTGGAACAACTGTACCGCCAGCAGATACATTTAAAGGTATTTCAGTATCTTATACAGAGATAACATCTTTAGCGAATGCAGACTTAACTCCTAGTCAATTTTCTAGTAGTGACTTAATGTATGTAGAAGGTACTGTAGTTAATTTACAGCTATACCCTTCAGGCGCTACATTTACCCAATCAGTTACAATAACTCCAACTGGATCTGGTTTAGTATACAATACAGCATCAGGATATTTACAAGGAACTTTGACAGATGTACCTAGTGATACTGATTATACTATAGAAGTTACTAGAGCTAATTCTTATGGATCTACTGTAGGTACTTTTCTTATAACTGCTACTGATGTAGCTCCAGTATCTACTAATACTACTTCATGGGATAAAGCTATTGACTTCTCAGGATCAAGCGAGTATCTAAAACACATGTCTGGTAATGCTACTGCTTCTCAAAACCCTTTAGGATTAAGTAGTGGTACTTACATTGCAAAAAACTCAAATCCTTTGTATACTGCTAGTTCTTCAAGCTCAAGACCATGGGCTCATACTATAGTATTTAAAGCTGATGGGCATAATTCTCTACAAACCATATGGAATAATGGTGAAGCTTTTTATAGTAATGGTGATAATTTTGGACTAGAGATAGACGCTAATAATAACTTACACTTTTACTATGGTCAAGGAAGTAGTACTTCAAATAACTATAATAAATGCATAGTACAATTAGCTATTGATACTTCTAAATGGTATGGAGTATATATAGCTCATAAGGGAGGACGACTATCAGGATCTGATGCTACTAAAGTTAATTTAGGACAATGTTTTGACATTAGAGTTATGAGTAGTGCCGATAACTTTGCCTCTTTATCTGTTGATAAGTCAGGATCTTGGTCTGGTGGTAACTGGAGTCAGACAGGGCGAAGAATGGATAAAGCTGTAAATGGACTGTATACAATAGGTGCGACTGCCTCATATCAAAAGCCGTTTCATGGTAAAGTTGCTTCTAGTGTTATTACTACGCTTAAGAACAATAGTTTAGCTCCAGTATCTGCTGAGATAGAATTAATGATCAAAGACCCTTTAAAATGGGAGGCGGACTACAAGCAGGGAACTACATTTAGAGCCGCTGACTCTAGCTCAACTGCTTCTGTACCTAGTGTTACTTCAGTTTCTTATAATTACGCGACTCAGATCCATTTAATGGGTGACTCAATAGGTATATACCCTTATAGTAACAATGACGCATTCCCAGATATACTTAATAATCTAAGATGGTATAATACAACTAAAATGACCATGCAGAACATGGTATCTAACGATATTGAAAATGTATCTATATCAGGATTAAGCTAAAATAAGACTTATAATCATTAAAGACCTCGCTAATTTAGTGGGGTTTTTTTTGGTCATGTCAATTATTTTACGTATTATTGCAAAATATATAGACTAATTCTATATAATAATTAGAAAGAAAATTACAAAACTATGACGAAAATTACATCAATAGATTTAGCAGAAGACTTATCGCCTGATATATACGAATCATCTAATGGTCAGTATATAGAATATGGAGTAGATGCATGGAAGAATACTTATCCATTATTTTTAATTGACTTGTATCAGAACTCATCAACTCATAGCGCTATTATTAAGGCTACTGCTGATATGATTGCTGGAAAGGAGATAATAGCTGACAAGGATGCTTCATTAGATCAATTAGTAGCTTTAAATACTTTTATCAATAATCCTAATAGTACTGAGAATTTGCACGATGTTGTAAAGAAATTAGCTTTAGACTTTAAATTACAAGGAGGTTACTGTATTAATGTAATATGGAGTAATGATAGAAAGTCAATATCTGAAATTAGACATGTACCAGTTGAAAAGGTTAGAAGTGGTGTACCTAATGCTCTAGGTGTTGTAAGTGAGTATTATGTATCAGCAGATTGGAATGATACTTTTAATAACGAACCGCAGCCAGTACCAGCTTTTAACTTAAATGACAGAACTCACCCTAGTCAATTAATATATACTGGATT